GAGGGAGTAGTCTCAAAGAACCAAGCTCCATCTTCAACTAAGAAATCTAAGGAGTCATGGGTATTAACCGTGTTATCTACCAAGCTATAGCCAGTACTGGTTACATGTCTTGTGTTATGATAAAACCCGGTACCTCTGTTTCCATTGTTTCTACCTAAAGCTAAAGCCAATTTAAATTGACTAATCAAACTCCTATATGCTGTAGGATCTTTTGAAATAATTGCAACGTTATTGCACATGGTATTTTTGATTTATAATTTTAGGTAAAGCTAAAGAATAATGTGCGGCGGTTCCTTCTGCAATAGAAGGAGCTGAGTTACATTCAAGAATCTTAAATCTACCATTGCTAGCAACTATAACATCCATCCGAGTAATATCTAAACCAATTAGCTTTCGTAATCGATTGCATTCAGTAATAATAGCTTCCCAGTTTTCTGGTTGTTTAAAGTCTTCCTTAAGGTTTCCTTGATTATCGAATTGAGTATACCAACAAGAATTTGAATCATTCCTGTAGTATTCATGACGATCTTGTAATCTAGCTTTGCGACAAGCGTATACACACTCATCTAAGGCTACGTGAATCCCATACTCCTTACCGTAGTTATGGTATCGTTCGATGTATTTTAGGTTACCACCTCTCGTGGCTCTCCGTTTAATATCAGCAAACTGTTCCTGAAGCGAAGCGCTATCTCGATGAATATTCATTCCTTGACCACGCGACCGATACTGTAGCTTAGTAAGCACAGGAAAGGAGATGTGTTCAAGTAAATTTTCATCGGCATAGAATGTAGGCTCTGGTTTTCCATCACACCACATATCTTCGTTCGTATCCCAGTAGTAAAAATCAGGGTTGTGCTTACCATTAAATAGTTGTTTCATCTTCAACTTATCCTTTGAGTTTAGCACACTCTGTACGCTATTAATCTCCTTAGGGTGAGTTGTATCTGTAACAGAACCATGACGGTAAACAGCTCGTCCACGCACTTGTATATTACTCAGTAAATTCCGACAACTCGGGTGTCGTGTTCTCAATCTTAATTTCATCGTGCAATTCTTTGGATTCTCCTGTTTTGAATAAATACCAATCACCAGACTCTAAACGAGTATCAGTGCTTGGTTGGTAGATATAAGTAGAAGCTTTTCCACGAGGAGTGTCAATGATTGCTACGTCGTAAAACGTATTGTCATCTCTATCAGGGTTATAACCTTCTAGTCGTTGGACTCTTCGATTAGTAATTTCATCTACTTCATAGACTTCAAAGACTACAGAATCCTCTCCTTCTTGCTTTAGTCCGGGGTAGCTTCCATGTAAAGAGTGTAGGGTAAAGATTCCTTCTGAACGAAAGCGAGCAACTGGAGAGAAACCATTAAGGCATCCGTGGTTACCTAAACCTTCTAACAGGGATCCGTATACTGCGATACGGTAAGTGTTTTCACTTAGCTTGTTGTTATCGTTAAGCTGCATAGTCGTAAGTTTCTACTTGGTTAATTTTATTTCGTTGTAACTCTAACTCTTCTTCTGTAAACTTGTATTCTGAGTTGTAAAGGCCAATAGCCATCTTGGTAAGGTTCCACATACCGTCGATGTCTACCAAAGCACCTCCGCCAAGAGATCGGTATTCAACAATCATGATATCAGTACCATCAAGCTCGATAAGCTTATTACGATACTCACCTGCTTTGCCATAAAGCTTACGACGAATTTGATCTTTATCGATTTGTAGGAAGTATTGTCCTACAGTCTTATCCATACAAAAGATAAGTCGTCGAGTAATTTCATCTAAATCATCGTTGATTGGATCTATTTCAAATCCAATATGAATATGGGCTCCCGTAGTACGGAGGTTACCAGCTTTATCACTACTAGGATGTAGCTCTTTACCAGAGTAGGCATCGTAAGCGGGAGTACATCCAAACTCAGTATGACGATCACAGGTAAAGTAAGTAGGATTAAATACATGGCTGGACTTAATAACCAACTCTAACCCCATAGGAGCTATGATAGCTGTAGCAACGCTAAGACAATGTTCGAATGAGTTTACCCAATCTTCTTTTGTCTTACATACTGCTGTATTAAGTTCAACTGCTACTCCATCTACTTGTCTTGAGCATCCTTGCCCAATAGACAGTGGATCCTCTTTCGTCCCACCAAAGATGCCGGGTACAGGAAGGATGTTTTTAGATATAGTATCTCTAACAAAAATTTCAAAGTCTGACCCTAAGGTTTCGTTTTTAATCTGATGCATAATAAATCTTAAAAAGGGACCACTTCTTTCTGCACTTTGGCATGGGTCGTTAATAAATTCTGAAACATACTTACAGTTAACTTACAATTCATTTCTTCTGGGTGAAACTGGCAAAGAAGGGAAGGATAGTTTCTTCCTTTCATAATCTCTACATTGCCGTACTCTTTAGAGATAGCTACGATTTCAAACTCTTGCTCGTTTACACCTTCAGGGTAAATAGCTTGGTGATGAATAGAGTTCACCTGCTTATCCGCAAGACCTTCAGCAAAAGCATCACCGTTAGCTCCGAGAAGAGTATCGATAAGCTCTGCTCGTGGCTTTGAATGAGGAATAACAACATGTTGTTCCAATTTACATCCTTTGATAGCCCCCATAGCTTGGAAGTTCATACAGATGCCTAGGAATGGTATACCTCTTCGCTCATAGCGAGGCCACATGTTTTTAATCCACCAAGTATAGTGAGGGTTGGCTCGTCCTTGGTTAATGTGTGGAGCATGGCGGGGGTCATACAGTAGAGTATCTACATCTTCTCCGCCCGGACCCATAATAGCATCTACGTGAGTATGTACATGTGAGTCTGATGCGTCAAGTATAGTGACGTTCTCTGCAAAGTTGTAGCAGAAAGCAATATAAGCAGCATTAGTGCCTCGTACGGGGGTGTCTCCAACAATAGTATTGCGAAACTGTACTACTCCCATTGTTTTAATCTTCTTAAATGCCATAAATCTTAGTCCATTGTACAGATTCCTCTGTCTTTTCAAAAAATGATGTATTAAACAATTCTCTCATGCTTCTTGCATTGGCGGTTGGATGGGCAAACTTAAGACCATCAAAGGTATTTAGCGTACCTGCATAACCTCCGAGAAATATAAACTGACAAGTAGGGTTAACCTTCTTGATATACTCTAACGTAAGTGTTGTAAACCATCGCCAATCATGTGCCCACTGCTCTCCTGCCTTAGAGGTGAGATCAGCGTTGAGTAACATTACTGTTTCTCTGATTGGATCGAGGGAATCAATATTGATGCCATACTTACTGGCTGTCAATTGAAAAATATAAAACTCTTGTCTAGTCAATCCAGTAGGAACTTCTAAGGCATAGCCAGTGGCATGTTTCCTTGAGATATGTGGTCCTTGGTCGATTATACAAGCATTAATAGTAGTTGGATCTACTGAATAGCACTTAAAGATATCACCTATTCTTGGCGTGAGGGTGGAGTGATCTAGGCTTTTCAGTTGAAGTTTTAACTTTGTCCGGTTTTTCTCGAACAAGGTACCCCAGTTTGGGTGAATCTGATTCAATGGATTCATAGACTCCTAATTGATTTAGTATTTGAGATTGCAAAACAATCATCGCCTTACATTGTTCTAAGGTAAGTGTCTCAAATTTCTGGTTATACTGCTTAAGCCCTTCTACTCTACGCTTATCTAAAAAATCATCTACTGTAAGTAGAACAAATTTGTATCCTTCGATATTAGGATCATCCGTTAATACATTCATTATATATAGTTTTGGCTATGTTGTCCAGTTGAGTTTTATCATTCACATACATGTCAGATACATCGTATGTATTGCTTAGTTGTGTTAGATTAATCGCATCTGGATATTTTTCAAGTAGCCGTTGAGTACCTACTAAACCAGCATCATCTGGATCTAGTAGAATAAATTTCTTTGTATTAGTAAGCTCAGGAAGTGAGTATACATTCTGAAGACCTATAGTATTTAACTTATAATGGTAGTCTAAGATCATACGATCTTTATTACCCTCTGTAATTACTACATAATCTTCACGATTAGATTGACCATAATAGTCAGATCCATGTGTCTGCTTAATAAACTTAATATCTTGTTCTGGAAAGTAGAGCTCTAATTTTCCATTAACTAAATAACAAAAGGTTTCAACCCATTTAGGATTGTAATAAGAGTTTAGCTTTAAATAATTATGCTTTCGTGTATTGGCATAGTAGTATTTAACCGATGCTACTCTCTGCTCCCTTAAATAACTAGCAGGTAAGCCATACTTAGTAAAATAGTTAACTTCAGGGATTGCCTGTAACTTAACTTTAATCTGGGGGATAAACAAACTTGGTTGTTCATCTACGGTACTGGTAAATATCACCTCTTCTGAGATCTTATTGATAGCTTCTTGGAAGCCGATTTCAAACATAAACTGGACTAATTGAATACAATTAAATCTCAATCTATTTTTATAGGTAGCATTATCCACAAAGTACCAAACTCCATCATAGAAATTAAATCTACAACCGGGAGTATTATCTGATCTAAAGGGTGAATGGTATCTATCCAATTCATTAAAAGAACCAAAGTAATGCCGAATGACACTACTCTGGTTCTCCATAATTTCATTTATCGTATAACCACCCACGTAGTCATTATCGAACATATGAAGGTTTTAGTCTGTAAACCACTCGTCTACATCATCATTAGTTGTAATCTCTTGCTTAACTACTTCTTCTGAGTACTCAACAAGAGGCTCAAAAGTATAACGATCTTTCATAATATCCATACCATCTCGGTCGAGACGATCTTTCTTAAGCTTGTCAAGTCGTGCTAACATACCCTTAGTCAGGACATCTGCAGAGTTAACAAACCATGTGTCAGGATTAACACAGAAGGATTGACGAACTTGTCCATCATCCTTAATCTTAGCAGTAAAGATTCCCATAAAGGTCTTTACGTGCGGTTGTTCAACGATCTCACCATCAATTTCAACCTTCTTAGGCTCATTGATGTAATCGATTAGGTCATGAAGACCACTGAAATCTCCACCATAAACAGTGTCGAAGTCAAGTTTAGCTTCTTTCATAGCTTCCATGAAAGTTGTTACTGAAGGCCACTTAAGTAGTGTGTACAGTAGACGGTAGTAATTTTCCTCACCAACATTAACTGGTTTGAGGATAGTATTCGTATAAGCGTTACCACTTCCAGAGATCTTGTCTTCAGAATCTCCTACATTAAGGTCAAAAGACCAGCGTGTAGTAAGCATATCCCAAGTATCGCCTACCATAGCATTCCACCATTGAGGCTTCTTATCTCGAGAGAGACGTTGTGTATCAATCAACCGGAGATTAATCAGGGTTGGTGACACCTTAGACTCTAGATCAGTGATCCAGAAGGCTAGTGGTCGTGCAGGAAGGTTGTCGTTGTACTGGTCTGGTGAAGTACCGTATCGGGTATCAAAACGTTCTGCTACATCACCAATAAGTTCAGTAAGGGTAGCCTGATCTGGGTTAATCGCTAAAATCTTTACAGGGGCTGTGCCAACCATTACGGGGTTGATAGTATTTGCGGCTTTACGCTCTGCAATCTCTGCTTCCTGCTTCTTAAAATCGTCTGAATAATTCTTAAACATGTTAGACATAAAATATAATTATATATAGGTAAATTGTGTAGTTAATTCGCTTAAACAAAAATCTTATCCCAATGGGTTACAAAAGTGCCATCTTCTAGTAATTCGCTTATTTCAATCTGTCGATTCTCCAAGTGAGGACTTCTTGCACCAGATACTAGATCTTGCTGCGTAGTTTTAAAGTTCAGAATGTTGATGTTAGACTTAGGCTTACGATACATCGTACCCATAGCATCTACATCTCCTGCGAGAATAAGCTTAAGCTTACCTGTAAGAGCTACATCAGTAGCTTGTAATTCTTTACCATCTACTTGAATAGAAGAGCTCTTAGGATGAGCGATAAAGATGATACAGTCGGTATAGCATACTTCTAGCATACTATATAGCTTTTGAAAAGCACTCCTGATTCGACCATAACCCGCTCCCATTGGTAATAGGGAGATGTCGTCTTCAGTAAATGACTTACCCATAGCAGTCTTCTTGTATTCCATAAGAGCTAAGTACTTAGCAATCTCCTCAAACTCAGTAACCGTATCTAAAATAAAATATTTAGCCAAAGGACCTTCCTCCTTACACTTAGCGTGTAGGTGATTTAGATACTTAATTGCATAAGCACCATACGGTACTGGCTTAACTTGCTTTTCGTTATACTCTTTCCAATTCTTCTTTAAATCAAATACCTTTGCTTCTGTTTCATAGAAGTCACTACTACCATCTAGGTCAAGTAGAAAGCTATCTTTTAAAGCACCAGCTAGTCTGGTACCTCCTGTCTTTGGTGGCTTAACAATAAGCAACTTCTTAGGGTTAGGATTGATATCCTCTTTTTTAATCTTATTCGCTTCGGGAAAAATACTCATTAAAAGTAATTATTCGTGTGTAAAATGTAATTCTTGTTTGTCTTTGTCTAATTCTGTATACTTACCAGTTGCACCATCAAAGTGCAAACCAATATTAACCCCCGGTGGACCATATCTATTCTTAAGGATACCTAAATTACGATAAGCATCTCTTAATCCTCTTCCACTTCTATTAACTATAGTATATCCTCTATAGTCAGCAATCTTATTCTTAAATGGACTAAAGAGAGCTAGTAATACTTTCATCAATTATGTTATCGTAGCTTTTTTAATTACTACTTCTGCATTTTTTTCTGTTATATATGCAGTTCAGACTATATCATCATTCATAATTAATATGAATGCCCCGCGCTCGTGGATGAGTTATTATCCCATAGGGACTCACATCTAGTCGTTGAACCTTGAAAGAGATTACTCTCTAACCTTGGCTGCTGATTGCCCTCTTCAGGGGTTCCCAGACAATTCACGGGGTTTTTTAGGGACATTCATCTATCCCTATACAATTCCTTATTCGTAGCTAGATCTTCAGGAGAAGGTTCTAGTGTATTCATCTTCTTCTTATCTGAACCTTCACTAGTCATTGTAGTTTGCTGTACATTAAATACAGTCCACTTCAGTCTCTTAGTGATTTCCTTCAGACAATAGTCAGTTGACCATTTAGCTAAAGCTTCATGCTTAGTAAGAGTTTGTTTGAGTGCATGATCTCTCTCCTTTGATATAAGAGATACGTGATCACAGACTACTAATACAAACTCATCATCGTCATGCGGAACATACTTACCGTCTACTAGAGTTCCCCATTGTTCAGCATACTCCTTGCACTTCATATACATCCCTGTAGGATGTGATATATCGTCATGGATATATACGTGAGACATAATCTCATCTACCTCTGATTGTAAGGAATACATCTTATCCATTACAGAAGTGTCAATCAAGTCCTCTCTGTATGAATTAAGATCGTGGTAGTCTATTTCAATACCATAGCGCTCATTCAGCAGAAGGAGGGTTAGGTGATCAATAAACTCTTCTTCACTTTCTTCTAAGGCA